GTTATTACTGTTCCTAGTCCTTCTTGTTCCGCATATACTGCTTCAGCTGTTGAAATTAAAGATTGTGCTGACATAGGAAGAAATATAGAATATTCCATTTCATTCGCGGATTCTGCAAAAAGTGAAGGATAAGAAGAGAACATTACCCAATGACCTTCGCCTTCACTGGATTTAGTAATATTTTCCGGATAATTGAGAGATTCCACTTTTAAACTTCTCCATATAAATAGGTTACATATTAATTATTTATCTATTATTTATTATGGCTTACAAAGGTAAATTTAAACCAAAACATCGCGATAAATATAAAGGAAATCCCACTAATATAATTTATAGAAGTTTGTGGGAAAGGCGTTTTATGGTTTATTGTGATTCTAATGATAGTGTTGTAAAATGGTCTAGTGAGGAAATCGTTATACCATACAGATCACCGTTTGATAGAAAAATACACAAATACTATCCGGATTTCTGGGTTAAAATAAAAAAACATGATGGTACTATTGAAACGTCTATTATTGAAGTAAAGCCCAAATCGCAAACTGTTCCTCCCAAAGATACTAGTAGAAAACGGAAAAGTGGAAGATTTTTATTGGAAATGAAAAGATATGGTATAAATGAAGCCAAATGGAAAGCTGCTTGTACATATTGTGAATATAAAAATTGGAAATTTAAAATTATAACGGAAGATCAATTGCTCGCTAAATAATACATGGCACTACGAAAAATTACGAATATAGAAGATGACGCGGTAAAATGGCTCATGGGTAAATATGAAGAACTCCGCGATGACTTAATATATGGAAGGGCTGGTTCTCTTGATGAACGTCATGATATCTCAAAGGAAGGTACTAGGGAAAAATTCCTAAGACCGGGAAGAATGTATTTTTTCCACTACCAACCCAAATTAAGAGAAAAACTGGCTTATTATGATATATTTCCATTAGTAATTCCGATAAGACCTTATAGGAAGGGAATGCTGGGAATGAATTTTCATTATCTTCCTTATAGATTAAGAGAAAGATTAATGAAAAAATTAATTGGATTTTTAAATGAAGAAAATAAAGAAGCATATTTAGATGTTTCATATAATGATATTAAAAGTTTTACACGTTACAAAGAAGCTAAGCCAACCCTCCATAAATATGATTTAACAGGGGGATATGTTCGTTCTTCATTCCTTTTAGTTGAACCTAAAGAATGGAATACTGCAGTACATTTACCTGTAGAAGAATTTAGATCGCGACGAGGAGGAGACGGCGTTTCAAAGCAACAGGTTTGGGAAGATAGTTTAGATTCTATTGAAAAGATTACGCCCGGTAGTAAAAATCCTCTGCGTAGAATGTATAGAAAATATTTAAGGAGTTTTTAATGGACCAGTTTTCAGTAGATAAATTTGTATCGTCTATAGATAAACATAAAGGACTGGCTCCTTTAAATAGATTTGCTGCTCAAATCACTTTTCCCAAAGGTAGCAAGGCAGACTGGCCACAAGGGGAAGATACATTATATCATTGTGATACAGTTCCAATGCCGGGAAGAACGGTAGCAACCTCTGAATTAAGACATTATGGGCCTACCCGAAAAATAGCAAGAGAACAAACCTACGGGGAAATTTCATTAGGATTTATATTAACAAATTCCCACATAGTTAGACATGGATTTTTAAAGTGGATAGATTCGGCTGTTGATCCAATTTCCGGAGACATATCATACCAATCCGAATACAAAGGTCAAATCACTGTTTATATGTTCGCCCAGGATTCATCGTCCGTGAGCCCATCAGAAGCAACATCCGGGGTTAAATATTTAGAAGCATTTCCAACAGTAGTTGATCCAATTACTTTGGGCTGGGATCAGACGAATACAGTAGGAAAATTTAATGTGACGTTTCATTATAAAAGATGGGAACCGGTATCCGGTGCCGGAGGTTATACAGTCCCGAATGAATTTGTAAAAGAAACCGGACAGGAACTAACGGAATCCGGATTGGCCCCGTAAACAGTGTGAATAATAATTAATAATATGGAGTAATAATGGCTTTACCAACCGTGAATAATCCCACATATGAACTTAAATTACATAGTGTGGATCAAAAAATAAAATATAGGCCCTTTTTAGTTAAAGAAGAAAAGATTCTATTAACTGCCTTAGAGGGTGGCGATACAGGTGATATTGTAAGAGCCACAAAAGAAATCATTAAAAATTGTTGTCTTACGGATGATATTGAAGTTGAAAAACTTCCTGCTTTTGATATAGAATTATTTTTTCTAAATTTAAGAGCACGATCAGTTGGACAAAATGTTGAAATTAATTTGACTTGTAAAAATAAAGATTGTGAAGGTCAAACGCCAACCAAAATTGATCTTGATGATGTTTCTTTAGAAACCGGAAAAGGCCATCATGATGTAGTAGAACTAACTGAAAAAATAAAAGTTAAATTAAAATATCCTGACATTGATAGGATGACAAGGCCTCCTGATGAATCTCAAATGGATTCTATTTTTGAAATAACTAAAGCGTGCATAGATACAATTCAAGATGGTACGGAAATGCATGATATTAAAGATTACACAGAAAAAGAATTAGAAGATTTTATTATGTCTTTAAATCAACAGCAATTCGGAAAGATCATTGCATTTTTTAATACTATGCCAAAATTAAGGCATACATTAAATTTTACTTGTCAAAAATGTAATAAAAAACAAGATGTAGTCTTGGAGGGGCTACAATCTTTTTTCGGCTAGCGCTCAGTCATAATAGTTTACATAACTATTATAGAACTCTATTCGCTATAGTTCAAAGTCATAAATGGAGCTTAGCTGAGCTAGAAAATTTAATTTGTTATGAAAGAGAAATATATCTTACATTATTATTAGAATTTATTGAAGAAGAAAACGAAAGAATGGAACAAGAAGCAGCTAAATATAGAAATCAATAACAAGGAATAATAAATGGCTGAAGAAACGGTTAACGTACAAGGTGTAACAAAAACTGATCCCAATGAAATGGCTTCGCGCAAAGCGTGGCAGGATGAAGTCTCTTCTCATTTAAATGCGGATGGCGTGACTGGTGCGATGATGGTAAATCAAATGAAATCTAATTTTGATAAACAGGATTCGCATTTTACAAGCGTGGTTCGCGGGAATGATCTAAGTAACAATTTACTACAAAACGTCGGTGCAAATACACTTCTAACCGCAAATCTTTTTAAAGATTATTTAGATTTCACAAAAGATGCTGAACGCAAAAGATTAGAAGCCGCCATGGAAGCCGCGCGGATGAAGAAAGATGGAAAACCCGGAGGTGGTGGGACTGATAGCAAAGGTGACTTAGAATTGGGTTGGGCAGATGCCGCCGGAATACTTACTGGTACTTTCGCAGCAATGGGTGCTGGATTTTTAGCTTTTAAAACTAAGTGGGGAGATTGGTGGAACACTGGAGGAAAAACTTTAGATGAGATGGGTAAGCCAAAAGCTGGTTTCTTTTCAAAATTAAAAAGTTTTTTCGGTTTTGCCGATGATACTAAAGCAATTGATGATCTTAAAGTAAAAAAGAGTGGGTTCTTTTTTAAGTTAGGAAAATATTTTGGATTTAATCAATCATTCCCAGATGAACTCTCAAAAAATAAAACAGGTTTTTTTGATAATATAAAGAAATATTTAAAATTTGATGATGCTACAGAGGCTACGTCGAAAAGTTGGAAAGGAAATTTTTCCAAACAATTAAGTAAAATGTTAGCATGGGCCGGTGATTCCGAAAAATTGACAGATGCGAATAAATTAAAATTTATGAATATGCAACAAAATATGTTGAAGTGGGCGGATCAGGCAGAAGGTATAGCAGATACAGATAAAGCCAAATTCTTGAAAAAACAATCCAAAATGTTATCATGGATGGCGGAACATACAGATGGTATAGATAAAACTAAAGTCAAATTTCTAAAAGATCAATCTAAAATGTTGGCCTGGGCTGATGACGCCGCTGATTTATCAAAAGCTGATAAAATAAAATTCCTAAAAACCCAATCTAAAATGTTAGATATAGGCGAAGGCGCTGTTGATGCTAGCAAAATTGCAAAAGAATCTTTCTTCGCTAAACAATTAAAAATGTTAGGATTAGATCCATCAGACGTTGACGGTGTTGAATTAAAAAAACAAGGCATGTTTTCTAAATTGAAAGGTAAAATTTTCAACATAGGTGATGATATAAGTGAGGCTGTTTCTAAAGCAAAAACTAATTTTAGTGGAAAAATGGGAAACTTTTTTAAGATGCCAATGTTTGATGAAGGCAGTACCTTAATGAAAATGAAAACAGGTTTCCTAACTGGAATAGATAATGTATTAGGAACTTTGTGGAAGATTACGAAAGGATTTTTTAAACTAACAAATGTATTAAGTTTTGGTACTATGGGTTTTTTAAGTCCGGATTCTCTAGCTAAGCCGACCGAAATGTTTAAAAGTATTAAGGCTTCAACAGCCGCGGCATTTGGTCCAGAAGGAGTTTTCACTAAAGTTGCTAAAACATTTAAAGCTATAGTTTCTCCATTGGGTGATTGGATGAAACCAATAAAAGGAATATTAAAAGTTGTAAAAGTAATCGGTAAGATTTTCGGTAGAATTTTTATACCTATTGGGATTCTATTTTCTGCATTTGATGTTATATCAAATGTTATGAAAGGTTATGAAGAAGGCGGAATTACTGGAGCGATAGGGGCCGGAATAGAATCTATATTTGATGATGTATTAATGTTTATTCCAAATCTCTTAGGTGAAGCCGTCGCTTGGATATTAGAAAAAATGGGTTTTGATAATGCAGTAAAATTTATTGATGAAAATTTAAGAGACGCCGATGGAAATTTTTCATTGTTTAACGGTATTAAAAATTTATTTTCATATCTCGGAGAAGCAATATCCAATATTTGGGATAAGCTAATGAATTTCCTAAGTTGGGATAACATTATGACAATGATGGGCGCGAGTTTAATAAAACAAGGCAATACAACAGTTGCCGGCATGTTACTATCAGATGAAATGGAAGAGAGAGCTAAAATACGCGCAAAAGTGGGAGAGGATCAATGGGCAAAACTTAGAGAAAAAGAAATAGAAGCGGAAAAACAAAAAGCAGCGCTCGCAGATGCGAAATCAGCGTCACAATCAGGGAACCTCATTCAATCTAATCAGAATAACAATACACAAAATTTTACAATGCCCACAGTTACACAAACAGATGCGAATGCACGTCGAGATCCAATCAAAAAGAGGAAATAACTAGAGGGATTCTAAGAACCCCTCTATTTAAATGAATTATTCTTCGTCGGCTAATTTAGCAAAGTAAGAAAGACTACTAGAATCTTCTCCTGACCCCGAATCCATATTACTATCGAACGGAGGCGTGTCCACTGGACCGATTATAGTTTCTTCTGCTCTTTGCATACTAGGGTCAACTCCAGTACCAAGAACTTTATTAAGTCTTGCTTGAAGTTCTTCATAAGATTTAAAATTTTCCGGCTTGAGGAATTCTTGAAGTGGATATTGTTGCTTCCAAGTAGCTTCCATTTTTTCATCATCTTCGAATAATGGAGACGGTGAAGCAAATTCAGCTTTATCGTAATTAGTAAAACCTTCTACTTTACGAATTTTCAATTTAAAATTTGCACCTTCCCAAAAATCAAAAGGATTAACAGAAGTCTCATCTTCAAATTGAGGATTCATCATATCATTGATTTTATCGAAAATTTTCTTTCCGAATTTAAACAAGAATACTTTCCCCTCATTTTCTGGTCGCTTAGCGTCTTCTACAACCATTATATTTGTATAATAGGTTA